AAAAAACATTCCCCCAATGGGATTAAACCCCCTGGGGGTTATTTTTACAAAAAAAAAAAAGGAGGGAGAATTTATCTCCCTCCCACCAGTATTATACAAATAATACTGGATTTAGATCATCATACTTCTTAGTACTAGGATTGTACATAAGATCAGTAGTCGTATATGGAAGACTAGCATCTTGATTCAAAGTATCATCACTAAAGGCAAATAGCTCTACACTAATTTTACTAGCAGCTCGAACATGTTCATCGATGAATGTTTTCATTGCTAATAAAGCAGCTTTAGAGGACTTAAATAACCCTAAGTCGATAACATCTTGACCTTGATAATCTACTCTTGCACATACACTAAAAATTTTCATATACTTTTCCTCCTTGAAATAAATATAAGATATATGAATCACAGTAATAATATATAACCCAGAAGGAGTTTAACTCCTTCTGGATATTTTTATTTAAAAGTCTTTAAGTCGTAGTGGATACATTTTAGGGTAACTAAATTGATCATTATCCATTGCCTCTGGTATATTATATCCATTACCTTTTTTGATTATACCGACTCTACAATATTTAGATCCTTCATATTGAGGATTATTAATAATAGCCATTCTATTAAATAGATAATAGTTTTGAAGTATCATTTCATCTTCATCAGATATACGATCAGAAATAATGAAGCATGTATTACTATTTCCTATTTCCTGTTTAGTATCTACTGATACTTCACGTTTTGTTAGAAGTAGATTACTGAATAATATTCTAAATGTTGGGTTATTATTTCTATCCCTAGTGGCTTCACCTATTAATCTAGGCGTATTAGAGAATGGTTTAACTTCAACTTTATTTGAAATAGATCTAATATTATATTGTAAATTGCCATCTATTCGAATAAGATTAAAATACAAAGATGGATTAGTATAGTTTGTATCTAATTTAAAGCATATTATATGTGGAACTTCATTGCCAACTATAATCTTAGTTACGATTCTATCCTCAGGATTTAATTTAGCAAATGCAGTATCAGGCTTTCTAGATATATCAGGGAATAATTCTTCAAATTTAGATTTTTCCATCATATCAGAGTACATTAAGGTTAAAGTTTTAGTATATACAACTGCATTAGAGTCGTCTACTAAACTCATAATTACACTATAACCGTCTAACCTTTTACCATTCTTAACTAAAGGTTCGTGTCTTTTTATAGATACATCGAGATGCCTAAACTTATTATTATTATTTTTTAAAGAGTTTTTAAAACTCTTTTCTCCAACAGATAGTATACATCCTAAATCATTATTAGTTTGAGATTCTGTATAAGTAAATGGTACCGGTATATCTATCAATGGATTAGTTATCATATCACCGCAATACATTAAAGCAGCAAAATGCCAGTTATCAGTATCACTGATTCCATCATATTGCCCCATTGTTATATAGTTGTTTAGATTGAATGGGTTCATATTATATGACCCAATAGAACAATCGTGCATACTAGGAGAGAATGTAAAACTCTCTATTTCCTTATTAGCTAATGGGCTACCTTTCATATTACTTATCATTTCAACGATGGCATTTTTAGTATAGCTACCCATTAGTTTTATTCCAGTATCAGTATTCTCTAGCGTTAGCAACGCTCTATAAGTTTTAGTCCCAATAACTACAGTCTTTTTAGATGCATTTGGGTGAGATAAGTTTTCAGTTAATGGGTAATATGCATCACCAATACCAGCTACTTTAATATGACGTCCTAAGCCATTTACATCGCTTAGAGAACTATAAAGAGGGATTGCTTGACGATTACCATTTCTATCATAGACTGCTAATACTTTATTAAGCTTAGGCATTTTCAATCCGCTCCTTAGAACCATCTGGATATACTAAGAATCCATCATTATCAAATTTAGGAATCTTACCAGCTGCATTACCAACATCTGTAGCCTTAATATATTGACTAGAATCTAATCCGCCCAAAGTTAATGCATTAGTTGGTGCTGGGATAGTTATATCTTGAGATCCATCAAATTCTACACCATTAATATGAACTGGAGTGATTAGCTTACTTGCCGGTGTAGTTATATTAGTCTTACCGTCAAACTGTACACCATTAATTGTAGCTGAGATAGATCCACCAGAGTTATTAGATGAGCTTATTAATTTCTTCATACTAGTAAAATTATATTCTGGGTCCGATCTATCTGCAACATCTTTTGATGGATTTACTAAATTACTAGAAATATAGTAAGTATTGGTATCATAATAGACAATGCCGTTGCTAGATTTAACAACAATATTTTTAGATAGCCCATTAATAAAATACATAGCTACACCATTATTATATACACGTGCAGACTTATATTGTACATTATTTGGGTTATAGCTATATAAACTTCCATTATACGTTCTAACAGTTAAATTATTATCTAAATCTAAAATCTTTACATCTCCATATAGATATAATGTATTATAGTCAGTTAAAGTACTGTTTATTAATCTTAACCCCAGTGGTGGAATAAAAATGTCTCTATATGAATCATAAACACTATAACCTAATCTAGTTAATGAAATTCTATCAATATTAAATAATCCCCATCTACCGCCGCTTATAGTTATATCTGTAGATATTTTAATATCATCGGTAATTGGAGTAATAGATAGAACCTCTACAGTTATCTTAAGCTCATCATGGGATAGCCCAGATATTGCAATAGTATTAGTATTTGTACACCATATTGGTATATACGCAGAATAATTGTATAGTTCTCTATCAGGAAAATCAAATAATTCCATTGTAGCAAGATACATATTATACGTCTGACTCTTTTTAAAAGTTTTTGTAGAAAACTTATCTGTTACCTTAATAATAGCATCTTCCATAGAATCTGGTATTGTGATTTGCATCTTAGGAGATGTAAATTTTAGAGTCTTTTTATATGAATATATTGTACCACTGCCAGTAGTTGTAATAGATTCAGTTTTCAAAACAAAATCGCTAGCTGGGTGACCATCCAGTGTCTTAGCATTAATATCTCCAGATGGACTTGCAGGAGTACCACTCCCACCAGCAGCTTGGATTTTTTGATTAATATATGTATCTAAACCGGTAATGTTTGCAGGGGTATGAGTATGACCTTCAACGGACAATACTTTACCACCAGCCACTACACTACCAGCAATATTTAAATTATCTTTAACGGCTGTGTCTCTAAGTTTTGCCATAGTTTAATCCTCCTTTAATGATTATCTAAATGTTAAAATAACCCCATAGGAGATAAAACTCCTATGGGGATTACTTACTTCTTTTTCTTTGGAACTAGAATATTCAAAAGAATTCTAATTGCCTTTAAAATATAGATAGGGTTAAAGAGTGCTTTAATCACTCTAACTAATTTCATTCTCATGGATCGTCTCTTGACGATAGCTCTAGTAGTACTCATACTAATTCTCCTTTTACATATTAAATTCTACAGAGTTTAACCCAAACTCATAATTACATGTTTTAGAATCCAGCGTATGAGAAATTTCGTACTATTCGTTCTTTATCATTAGTGTAGTCTTTATAAACATCATTGAATACTTTAGACTCAATATGTCTCATTGCACATTGTTGTCTCATTTTATTCTGTAAGTTATTCTTATAAAATTTACTTACAGCTGGACATTCAAAGCAATGATAACACTTACATCCATCATCTTCAGAGATGCTACACATTGGAGTTTGACTATACTCTTTAGAGAATGATTCTATTACTTCTGGGTATAATCCAGTGAATACATCACCAATCTTAACTGTTTGGTTTTCATAGAATGCATCATCAGAGAAATATCCGCATGGATATAATGAGCCATCTATACCAACATGGAGAAAATGACCTAGATGTCGACAACTAATAGCACGGAGTTTATCCTTAACACCAGCATACTTAGTATACAACATTGTGTCAACATTTGCAACTAGTTTATCATCATTTTCTTCTCTAGCATTCTCTTCAAAGATATAATAGAGTTGCTCTTCAAACTTCTTGAGGAAGTCTGGGTCTTTATAATAATCACAGTCTGATAAAGGATAATACTCCCACTTATAGCAACCATTATCTAATGCAAATTTATATGCATCATATAGATTATCAATAGTATCTGGAGTACATGCTGTACGAACTAGAACTTTATCATGGTAATCTGATCTTCCTAAATCAATAATAGCTTTATTGAAATAATCATCATTGAAAACTCCAATATTCTTTGGCTTTCTTGATTTTGATGCACTATATATACCATCCCAGGATATCTTACAACCCCATGGATCTAAAATATGGTCATTCCAAAGGTCTATCAGACCACCTATATTGCTACCATTAGAAATCGTCGTCATATTGACGGTTGTCTCTTTATAACGCTCTAATTTCTTAAACTTCTTATAATCTTGTCTAATCTTATCGCAATGAAGACTAGATTCACCGCCAGTAACTTTGACTTCAAAGTCATCAGCTAATGGTAAAGTTATAAGTAATTTAATTAATTCATCAAAGTATGTAAATCCTCTAGTACGTTCTTTAACATCATGCTTTTGGAAACAATAAACACAATCTAAGTTACAATACTCAGAGACTTTATATACTAATGCATCAAATCTTTCAAACATTTGATGACTCCTTATATAATTTATCATAAACTGCTAATTCAGCATGTCTAAGTTTACATTGTTGATATAGTCTATTCTCACTGTTAGGAATAGATCTAAATGAACAACATTCTTCACATAGCTGATTATTGCAGGATGCACAATCTAGTTTAGATCTATCTATAATGAATTCCTCTTGGAATTTGTTATACAGATTAGGTAGATCTTTGTAATCACATAAGTCAATAGTAGTCTCATCAATGACATCACCACCAAAAGATAATGGACACATGGTAAGTCTACCATATAAATCTATAGCTAAAGAAGATCCATACTTACAAACACGTTTAGGGGATTTATAATTTAGATATTTAGTCTTATTATAGATCTTAAAATCAGATCCCTCAAAATAGTCTAGAGTCTTTTCTAGTTGAGTTGTAAATGTAGAAATGTATTCATCATCTCTATATAGCTCAAAGTTATCTATAGTATAGTATTCAATATTTTTGAATCCTAGCTCATGGATAAATTTAAATGTCTCAAACATATTTGGAATATTCTTATGCAGAGCATATCGAATTATAGCCTTATTGCTATGATTAGAGTTTGCAAATAATTCTAATTCTTTAACAATATCTTTTTCTCTATTTGGTTTAAATACTCTTGTAGAATTTAATCCGTCATATGAGATACTAATCATATTTTTATTAGATCCAATATAGTCAAAGACATCAATTACATTCTGTGCATGAGAGCCATTAGAATATAAACGATATATAAGTTCAGTATCAGAAAATCTGCTGATCTTATTTAATTTCTTTATAGCATTATAGATATATTCTACTGAATCGTCTAAGAATAACTCACCAGTAGTTAATCCAATAGTAAGCTGATCTGCTAATTTGACGTTTCTTAATAACTCAAATAAGTCATCCCAACGATCAAATTTTTGCGGTTCATTAGTTTTTCCTCTGAGATAGCAATAAGCGCAAGCCATATTACAGACTTGCGCCACGTCTAATTCCAGAGTAGTTAAAGTAAAGTCTTCTATAGACTTTATATTAATCTTCTGACAATTGTACATATGCTTCATTCAATCCATTCTTATAAATATTATAGTACCAAGCTCTAAATGCATATAATGAGATACCATTATTTTCGAACCAATCATCCATGTGTTTGGTTAATCGGTTGAAAGATAGAGTTGTTTCCAAATTGGAAACTTCTAATCCCTCATAGTCTGGTTTTAATATAAACTCTTTATCTTGTGGATTAAGTTTAATTTCTCTCTCACCAGTACGGTTAAAGAATTCAGTAGATAGTCTTACATATCTACGTAGAATAGCACAGAAGTTTGGTGCCATAACTTTATCATAAATGATAAGAGTACGATATAATTTTTCTGGATGAAGTAAAGCTAATTCAATCCAGTCTAATACATCATTATACTTTTGAATAGCATCTACCCATTTACGAGAAGCTACAGCTAATTCAAATTTCTTATCTAAGATACCAAGTTCATTAATGGATGTACCTTTAAAGTCACCATCTTCAAACTCTTCTGGAATCTCTAATTGTTGAACTGCTTTATAGATAAGTTTATCATTATCTACAAATTTGAATGCATTTGTTAGAGTATGATCCAAGATCTCAATAAAGCAATATTTAAGAACGTTAATATCTCTTACAATATCCTTGAAAGTCTCATATAAAGTTTTCAAAAGATCAATTACTTTAATTAAATAAGTACCATCTCTTGGGGCATCATACATAGCATAACGTTCAACTTTAGAGTTGATATATTTGAGATGAATATAATCAGAGAACTTATTACGTACTTCAATTGGTGTAGCTTCATAAGTCTCTACATATGTCTTTTGGAATTGTGGGAATGTATAGTCGTCATAAGAGCAATTGATTAGATATGACAATAAGTAAATTACTGTCTCTGCATCATATTTATGACGTTCATCATAATAACCCAATAATTCATTCTTATCAGATTGCATTAAAGTAACGTGTAACTGTAATGCATACTCAGGACATTTTTCATTAACTAGCTCAGTTAAAGTATTAACGTAGTAGTTATAGATATCTTTGTCAGCTTTTACATTAGTATCAAACATAACTACATCAAGTAATGTACCTAGTTTGGAGAAACGGTCAGTGATGATCTCAGTTAGTTCATTAAACTTAGGTTCATCTTTCAATACGTCATATATTCTTTCAGGAACGTAGTTAAGCATTAGTATTCTACCTCCGAATGATATTCAGCTTGATATGCTTTATATCGTTTTATAATTTCATATAAACGTTCAGTCTCTTCTTCAGTTAAAGAGTCTAACCATTCTTTAATAGTGTCATAGTATACGTGCATCATAATACAAGTAGACTCAAGGAAGTTATATTCCCATTCATCGCCAAATTCTAAGTAACGTTCATAACGGCAACCACCATCGCACATACAACGGCATTTGCAATCATCACACTTAGGATTCTTACATGGTTTTTGAAGTAACTCATCACCAAACTTCTTATCTTCTTGAGATAATGCGGTACAATAAGATTCCCACCCACTTGGGGTGATAACTTTATATTTACCAGCATCACAAGAACCAAAGTATCTATCATTTTGCATAACTGCAATGATTCTATTAAGATGATCCATATACATCTTATCTAATGTAAAGGTCTTCTTATATTGCTCTTTAAATACTTCAAGGAAGTTATCAGTGTATAGAGATCTATGAGCTACTACAAACTCACCAGATACACCATATTTCTTGAATTCCATAAATTGTTTATGGATCTCTTCCATAAGATGAACGTTTTCGTTACCAATAACACATTTGATATCAAATTTCAATCCACGTTCAATAGCATACCAGATATTTTGATATACATTAGAAGCAATGGATTTACCACATGTATCAACACGGTTCTTATCTGCAAAACCATCCCATGATAATTGAATTTCATTCATAGGATATTTCTCATTAAGATCGATAAATTTCTCAAAGTTAACTACAGTAGAAGTTACTATTTGGAATTTAAGTTTCCCATAATATTTCTCCATAGTCTTTTCGATAAGATCAAGACAAAGAAGAGGTTCGCCTCCGAAGAATAAAATCCTCGAAGGCTTTTCTGTTTGTATAATTTGATCTATCTGTTCAAAAGTCATTGTTGCAGGGTTATCTCGCCCTTTGATGTAGCAATACTCACATCTATTAGGACAAGCCTCTGTAAGCATTAGATATATTTCTTTATACATTATTCCTCATTGGCAGCTGCCATAGCTGCACGTTCTTCTTCAGTTAAACTATTTAATTCATCCTCATTGACAGTAAAGTTTTCTGGCAATGGAGGTATACCTGTAGGTGGTACAGGTGGAACTGGGGTTGTTGCTTCAGGTGTTGGAGTTTCAGGTACTACTGGAGGTGTAGGAACCTCTGGAGTAGCTACTGGAGTAGTAGTTTCAGTAGAAGTTGTAGGAGATGGAGTTTCAGTAGGTGCATTTAAGCGTTCCTCTTCATGCTCAATCAATTCTTCAGGACTCATAACTACATGGCTACCCTCTTGGTTATTAAATTCAGCTAATCTTGCTAAATCAGCTGCATCTACACTAAATCCTTCTGGTAACGCAACATCAATTACTTTAGGTTTAACTTCTGGAGTACCAATAGCTTCACCAATATTAGAATCGAATGTGCCAGGAGTTGGTGTGATATTCAATACAGGATGAGGTGCATCATCATAATTTGTAATAATAGTACTAACAGCAGCTGTAGCTTCCTCTTCGGAAAGACCTTCAACAACCATCTTTTCACACTTGATTAGCATTTCAGTATTATGGGATAAGTCTTTAAGTTTATCAATATTATTTTGATACCAAGTATCTACATAAGTTTTAAACTTAGTCATAACTAACTTGTTTGCATAATCATCATATAGTGTGAAATCTAAATCATCTGAACTAATGAAGTTTCTATCTGATGGTAAGATATTATCAAAATTCATATGAAATAATGGGAATAAACTTTGAATTAAATAGAATCGTCTCATAGAGATGATAAACCCAGTGATATTATTTTTATTATAATAACGCAAAGAATCAAAGAATGCTTCTTTATCAGTCAATGCGTTATCAAGATACTTAAACTGTTTATATACCCAATAGAAGAACTTAGGATAGTTATTCAAATCAAAGTATGCTTCATATAGACGTTCAAATGTCCAGATAACACCAATTGATCTTTCTTTATTATCAAAGTCCATAGTGGATACATCAGCTAATGCTTCAATTTTCTTTAAAGTTTCAACACGTTTCTCTACAGTCAATCTAGGAAGAATATATTGTAAAGCTGCACATCTAACTTCAAGACGTAAATTATTTAATGTATCTTTAGAGTTGATATAAGATTGGATTTGAGTATATACTCTACCCATATATTTTTCATATTCATCAAAGATATCTACATTACCAGATGTAGAGATACGTAAACAGTATCTAATACTGGAATAGTTAAAATATGCAGTATGAATATATTTAGGTAGAGCAGCTCTTACATCTTCAGTTACCTCTGTATACATATTACAGAATAATGCTACAAGAAGTTCATATTCAAGAGCACTTGATATTTTATATGAGATTGCTTTATCTAAGAGAATAAATCTATCACGTAGATTCTTTACGTTATTAAGCAATTCAACGATTACATCATACGATTGAGTCTTACTGTAGACCAAGATATTATAAAGAGACATATCAGTCTCTTTTAACTTGGTCTCTAGTTCAGCAATTAGTTTAGCATACTCTTCAGAATGACTGAAGTCATAGTATGATTGTAAGTCAGATTGGATAGTACTTGGATCGTACATCTTCTTAGCTAGTGCATCGATTTTGTCGGTGATACCAACAGATTTAGCAAACTCATACACTTCGTCTAATAAGAAGATTTTCATTACGACCAACCTCCACAGTTTTGATTATGACAAGTATTATATTGACAAGATTGACAGCCTAATTGGCATGCTGCTTGACAGGCTACTTGACAAGAAAGGATACAATAACCAGAACCATCGAAATATTTATTCCAGTTACGGTTTAAGTAGTCATTGATCTTATTATAGTTATCCATGATTTGCATGAATCTATTATAGGAAAGTACTTCATTTTCATTAAATTTAGGTAGGTCTTTAATACCTTGGATTTGATCAGCAAATAAAGTACTAGCATAACTATAAGTATCCCAGTTAGCTTTGATGATTTTATTAAATTGAGCTAATGTCAATTTTTCACCACTATCTGTAGTATTAAAGATACTTAAGTCATTTTTAAATGCAGCCTCACTAATATCTTGACCTTTCATTTCATAATATCGATCAGGATACATTTGAGGATTATTACGAACTTTAACAATATCTTTTAGCTCAGAAGCTTGATATTTTAAGCGTGTAGCTAGATAGTTAACTTGGTTAATAAATTCACCATCTAGCTTCTTTTCTTTATAAGACTCACTGATTACAGGATCAGCGTATTTATATTTACCACGATTTGGCATTTGTTTCCTCCAATGTTTAAATTACTTATCTTCTTCAGCTAGGCTATCTAAGATAGCAGAAGACATAGATAATTGGAAAGTGAAATAATCATTAAAGCTAGGAATTACATTACCCTTGCAATCTAGATTATTATACAATTCTAAGAATCGATCTAATTTCATCTTGAAATCTAGGGAAGTAATATCAGCATTCTTAACTTCATCATCAAAATATTTCTTGATCTTTAAGTTCTCAATAAGTACGTTTAACTTACGAGATCTAATATTCTCAGCAGTTAATAATTTATCTCTAAATTTAAGAGCTGCTGGTACCAAGATTCGTTGGATTTTACAGTAAGATGTAGTTGGAGTATAGAAGTCATTATTTTCAGTTAAGTTTTGGAATGGACAACCAGACTTGCAGATAATCTTAGCTACACAGTCTTTACATTCTTCCATTTCAAACTTAGCTTGTTTAGCTTCATCAGAAACTTTAGTTTCATCTACACCAGTTCTCATATTACCAATCTTCATTTCTTTTAAGAATTCAAGATCAGTAGTTGGGAAGTTATGACAAGGATATACATCCATATTCCAGTCAATACATACCCAGTATTTATTACCAATATGACACATCTTTGTATCAGATACTTCAGGTTCCATTGCAGTACCAATAATATCATCAATATGCTTGATATTAATATTACGATTATTATCAGTATCATTCAAGATATCTACATAGAGCTCAAGCATCTTATTATAGTTGTCTTCATAATCTTTCAATGCTTCATCAGACCAATCTAAGTCAGATGCAGCAATTGGACAAATATTATTAATACCTAGATCGAGTAGCATCTTAACGCTCTCATACATATATTTTGCACTCTCAGGAGTTACAGTCATACGAGCTTCGATAAGATGAGTTAAACCACGATCTACCATCTTTTTAATATTCTTAACTACAGTGTCAAATGAACCATTACCGGCATGATCTTTACGATGCATATCATGCATTTCCTTAATACCATCAATGGATACTAAGACAAATACATCATTGTCATCAATATAATCAAGCATCTCATCTGTCATTTGCATCATATTAGTTGTAATACCAACTTGAGCATTATAATGCTTCTTATTAATATGATCAAGAATAGCTTTAACAACTTTCCAATTTACCATTGGCTCGCCACCAAATAGATTATAAGTAAATCTTTGGTTAGGCATATTTAAATTCTTATTATAAGTACGATCAACGATCTCAATAGCTGTGTCGACATCCATGTCTTTATCACCTTTGGATCGTTCAAAACAGTAATCACAAGCAAGGTTACAACGATTAGTAATAATCATTGTAACTGAGTTTAGATCTCCATATATTTCTTCAAATTGTTTCATTACGTTTTCCTCTTAAAATTCTAACTTTAAAATACATATACTAATATGTATTTAAGCCCCTAAAAAACTATCTTAGAGCAGTTCCAGTCATTTGCCAGCCATCATTTGTATATACATATAGCATACGTTGAATTGTATGGTAGAAGAACTCTTTATTGTTTTGAGGGTTAGCTGGATAATCATTTGCAATAGTCAAACGAATACCATTTACACGAATAGCACTATCTGCATTTACTGCATGTGTAGCTTCATCGGCTGTTTTAGCATGACCTGCTTCATCAGCATAACCAGCACGTTCAGCACGTAAAGCTTTGTTAGATGTATCAGAATAAGATAATGCAGATGGTTGATCTCTTAAGTCATTATAAGAGCCACTTGTAGCTACAGCTGCTAATCCAGTACGGAAAGTTTCGAAAGTGGATTTATCTAACTTAGAGTTCAATAAAGTGGAAAGAGATGTATCAGTACCACTGATCATATCTTTGATTGGACCAAGAGCTTTAGCCAATTCAGAATCTGTATAGGATTTAGCATCATCTAATGCTTTATTCCATTTAGTACGTTCAGCTGCAGAGATATGGCGATCTCCGTCATTAACGTGAGATGTTAAGTCTACTGCCAGAGCTTTAGCATTTAATAAGTCAACAAGACTCGGTGCAAGCTCGGCTATGGTAATTTTATTTTCTTCATTAAAAGTTCCCATTATGAACCTCCTTGTAAAGTATTATTTGAATTATCCTAATGTTCTGGATAGGCGAAAATATGCTTATATACCAGCCACATTCTATTAAATAAAGGAGGTACTAGTAATGGCAAAACGTGTTGCTAAACAGATTACCAATCCGAAAGATATTGAATTTCTTTTAGGTATTACCGAAGAGCAAGGAACCAAGTTATCCTTTATTATGGAAATATTTGGTGAATTCAATGGTAAGGTAAGATTTAATACATATGATACTTTCACTGTACCAAAAGGAGTCTATGGTAAAGAAGGTAAAAAGAATAAAGAAGCCTTTGTAACTACTGTAGGTATTTGGATATTTAATAAAGTATTCATTGAAAGAGAACTATTTGATTTATATGGATATATAAATGAGCCAATCAATAAAAAGATGATTGGTAAGATTACCGATAAGATCGGTTATGCTGTACTTGAAGAGAAAGTACCACTAGACGCATTGAAAAACTTCATTATGAAAGCTCAGAAGTTCATGCCATATGTATCAGTATTAGCTAATGGTTATTCTATGAAGCTCTTAACTATTGCTAAAGTTATTAATAAAGCTAAAGCTGACTTAGTTAAGAAATATCGTGATAGATTAGATAAGAATGATCCTGATGCGGTAATTGCTATTCAAGATGAGCTACTTAAATTAGCTAAAGAAACTCTTAAAGATGATATCGCTATCGATACATATAACTCTGGAGCTCGTGGTAGCTTCAACAATGACTTCAAAAACATGTTTATCATGAAGGGTATTACGAAAAACCCTGATCCAACTAAGGGTTATAATATCATCATGTCTAACTACATTGAAGGTATTGCTAAAGAAGAGTATGCTGACTTTGCTAACTCACTAGCAGAAGGTCCTTATTCTCGTTCTAATAAAACAGAAGTTGGCGGTTATTGGGAGAAACTGATGCTTCCAGCATTCCAACATGTTAAGATCGGTAAGAAAGGATCTGACTGTGGTACTAAACGTACTATTACTGTAACTCTAGATGATAAAAATATCAAAGAGTATATGTACTGTAATATCAAAGAAGGTAATAAGTTAGTAGAGATTAATACTGACAACCAATCTAAGTATATTGGTAAGACAGTACAAATTAGATTTGCTTCTTTATGTGAATCTAAAGATGGAATTATCTGTAACGCATGCGCCGGTAATCTATTCCATAAGTTAGGTATAACTAATGTCGGTGCAGCTATGCCTCAAATAGCAGCTAAACTTAAATTAGTTGCCATGAAAGCATTCCATGATTCTCAAGTTGTTATGACCAAAATGGATCCAGACAAGGCGTTTGGGTTTGATAAATAATACCATAATAACAAATTATTAGTATTAATAGCCTATACCCTATCTATCGGGTATAGGCATTATTTTTCCAAGGGGTGAGTATTAAATGATTATTTATTCTAAAAACCTTTTAAAAAACTTTAAACTATTACGTGAAAATGATATTCAAAGACGACAAGTGTTGGTCGTATTAGATATCGATCAAAAAACTTATCAACGCTTATATTCAATTCTTCATAAACGTGAAGTAATTGAAGGTAAGTATACTAGCAGCAAGAATTGGATTAAGTTATTCAATGATGGTCTCAATATCTTCCGCATCATGAGTAAGTACCCAGAGATTACATCTTATAGTACTTTAGAACTATACTTCCGTAATCAATTTGTTGCATTGGAATTGAATGAAACTGTAGATAAATCTAATAGTAGATTTATTGAATGGCTTACTGATGAATACGTTAATAAACGTCGTAAGTTAAAAGATATTGCAAATGAATATGGGTATAATCACAAGGCTTTACGTTCTGCTTGTGAAAAGTTTAAAATCAGACGTTCTACTATCGAGAATCGTAAGATTAGTAATCGTGAAGTACCTTATACCGTTATCTCTAAACATGCTTGCAACTTCTTAAAGAATCCAGAAGAAGTTGATTTACTTAATAAGGCATTAGCTATCTTAACTGAAACTAATAACCCTACAGATGTTTATACTAAATTGAATGTATCTCCTAGGTATGCTAAACGTCTATATAGCGATTACAATATTCTTAAAGCTGATCAAATTCCTTTCACTAAGATCATGCGTCTTATCAATGAAGGTCGTTTAACTTTAAGAGAAATCAATCTACGATTGAAACTTCCTAGAAAAGTTCAATTCTATATTAACCATAATATCTTTGCATCTCTTCTTATTGGTAAATCTGTAGAGGATCTTACATTAGAAGAGAACCGTAAATGTATCTATCCTACAATGTGTGGAGATAATACATATATTACTCGAGCTAAAGGTCGTCCTAATATCCAAGCAGTGATCAATGCATTATCTGCTGTTGATCCAGACTTCCTTGAAGACTTAAATAAAATCAAAGTTATCATTGAGCATCGTAATGATCATGATACTATCCTATCTAAACTTGGTTGTACTGAAGATGAATTAAAATCTCTTATGACTAAATATTATATAGATGAATATATGAAAGGAGGAAATAATTAATGGCAACTATTAATGAACAAGTCTTGAAACTCTATGAAGATGGAGTTCTATTAGCTGATATCCATGAATCTCTTAAACTTCCAGTTAAGAGTATTGTGGATATTATATTTAATGCTAGAAGTAAAACTACCACTAGTCCTAATATGCTGAATAAGAAAACTAATTGGTATATCTACTTCTGTGAATTTATGTTTGAAAACAAATCACTCAAAGATATTGTAGTAGGTCGTACTCTTACAGTTGATGAGTGTGTTGAAATGATTGGTAATGTACTTAAATTAGATACAGTACCAAAATCTACTCGTGAAGATACTTTAACTAAGATGGCTAAGGAGATCGGCGAAACTCCTAGTGATCTTGCAAAACGTTTAGGTGTACCGTATAGCAAAACATTTGCTACTACTATTAAGAAACTCTGGAGATAAATGATATGGAACTGAATATAAGAACTACACAACCAATTGACACTGAGTATGAATTCCAAACTCGGTTAGAAATATTGGATCTTGATAAAGAACGTGAACGTGGTATTGTGTATGGTCGGGACTTCTTTATTAGAGATTCCCAGGCTATTAAAAAGGATATCAAATCAGATGCATCTATCTTCTCTAGTAAGTATGGTGCATCTATCTTAGACCAAGATGCATTTAAAGATCGTTATAGATGTAAATGTGGTCATCTCAGAGGGGCATTATATAACGGCGAAGAATGTCCTACATGTCATGAGAAAGTTAAATATGTAGATGATGATTTTGGTATCTTTGGTTGGATTGTATTGAGTGATAAATACTATGTGATCCATCCAAATCTATTTGAAGTTCTCAAAAGCTTTATTGGTTCTAAGAAGCTTAATGCTATTATCAAATATGATAAAGAAGCTAATGAGGATGGTTTTGTTGAAGATAATAAACCAGTTAAAGAAGACCAACCTTTTGTAGGTATTGGTATGATGGAATTTGCTGAACGTCTTGATGAGATCTTAGCATTCTATCATAATAAGACTAAGAGTAATCCTAAAAAGGTTGACTTATATAACCACTTAATGAAGAATCGTGAGAAGATCTTAACTCATAGTATTCCTGTATATACATTATTTTTACGTATGGTTAATGTAGTTGGCGATCAATTTACATTCACTAAGAATAATAAGTGGTATAATAATATTGCTCGTAATGTATGCTTTGTTAATGATGAATCTATGGAAGTATATCGTCGAGTAAAAACTAAGAATGATATCTTATATGATATCCAAATGAGTATGGAAGAAGTCTATAAGGTTATTCTTAATGACATGCGTGGTAAGAAAGGTGCTATCCGTTCAGTAATGGCTGGACGATATAACTTTACTGCACGTGATGTAATCAAACCAGATGAAACTTTACGTATTGATGAGATTAGACTACCTTATGTAGCTTTAGTTATTCTATTAGAGCAAACTATTATCAACTTCTTAGTTAAGTCTCTAAGTCTAACTTATACTGAAGCGTATAAGCGTTGGTTCAAATCTCAGATCGTTAAAGATCCATTCATCTTAAATATCATCAAGAATATCATCAACTCTAAAGAACGTGGTATTGCATTTATCATCAATCGTAACCCATCTATTAACCATGGGTCATTGTTACAAATGTATTGCGTTGACGTTAATGAAGATGACTTTACAATGTCTGTACCATTACAAATCCTTAAGATGTTGGGTGCAGACTTTGATGGTGATTGTATGAATATCATGTATATCATCAATAAAGAATTCGAACGTAGAGCTTCTAAAGTTCTAAATCCTCGAAATGCTATGATGATATCTCGTAATGATGGCAAGTTTAACTCTGCAGTTAACCACTTCAAAGATACTTATGTAAATCTAAACAGTCTTATCTATGTAGGACGTGATGCATATAGTGAAGCTGAGTTAGATAATATCCGTAAATTACAAGCATTGAAATAGTATTGTCCTCTGGTTATATATTATAACCACGAAGGAGGATGATATAATATGATCACATGTAGTCAACGGTGGAACTTCATATTCGATAGACCACCAAACGGTATTAGGGCTAATAAATCAGCCCAACTACTCATAAACACGGTGAATGGCATGATACGACCATTCACCGTACTTGATTCATCCATAGATGAGGATAATCAAATAACGTATCGCCTTATTCCGGACGAAGGTTACCAAGACGATCCGGAACTAGAATCAGAACTTATGTTAGAGTGTATAGATAATACTCTAATTAAGTTTGCTATAATAGTAGAGGAGGTGAACAGTTAATGGACCGCTCTACTATTCTATCTAGATAATGAATTAATGAGGAAGGCTTTAATAGCCTTCCTCAACATTATGATAATATTTTTTTATAAAAAGGGGTGAAATACTTGAGAAAAAACTATTACATCCCAGCTCCAGTATCAGCTGATGAAAAAGGTAATGTACCTATACTAGTAGAGGAAACTCTAGGTGATGATCCTGGACATGGGTCTCGAATCACCGATAATAAACTAATTGAAAATAATGATAAAGTTGATAAAACCGAACTATTCGGTGAGCATGAACATGTATTAAATATGGATGATTGGGTAGATGTTGAGATCGGAAGTAAGATCGATAAACAACTATTGAAAAATCTCTGTGTTCCTAGTACGAGTCATGCTTATTCTGTAGCTGTAGAATTCTTTAAGAATTGGATACTTAGTAAGTTTGATAAATCTTACTTTAAAACCGTATATATAGATGGTAAACACTTATTCGATGAGTTTGCTAAGATTAATGAACGTGAACTTATCAAACGTGGTAAGCCAGCTATTGCTATTATTCCTAACATTGATATTGATTATAACCGTGAAGGTATAGATATCGGTCTACATGACTTAAACTACTATGCTAGAACGTTCAACTATAGAGACACATTCTTTAAAGATTTAACTAATGATCTCTATCTTGCAGTATCTTTTGACCAACTATTATTCCAATTCCAAATTAAGATTAAAGTAAATACTAAAGCTAAACAATTAGATTTAGTAAGATACTTAAAGATGGCTTATAAGATTGGTGCAACTAGCGGTTATTATACTGATATGGATGTACATGTGCCATATGATATGCTATTTGACTTGGCTGAGAAAGTTGGCTTTGACGTTGACTATGATAATAAACTTATTAAAGAACCATTTAAGTTCTTGGCTTATCTAAATAGACATTCTGAAGTACCATTCATCTATAAGCTACGTAATATGAACTCTAAATGTGAATTCTTCTTACGTGCTTCAAATATGTATGTACATCTTAGAGTGCCAGATATCAATATTGATGATGGTGAAAGACAAAACCAAGTAAGCTCTAACTACTATATTGAATTTAGTGCTGAGATGAGATTCCCAGCCCCTAAGATATTCTGTTACTTCACTATGCATCAAAGTGAATTCTTACGATTCAATCTTGACGGTGAAAGCAGAACTTACATGGTTAACTTCTCTAATATCCCAGCTACTAATGAGAAAGCTTGGGATCAATTCATTAATGTACCATATGAAGAAGAAGATAAGTCTAAACCATTAACTATTAACTTTAAAGAAATATTCGAAAAGGATATTAATATCATGAGAGTTATCAATGCTTGTAATAAAGCATATATCTCTCCGTCAGTATTCTTAGACTTCAAGATATTCAATCATGGAGAAGAATACTTATATGATATAGACTGGACAAATATGTCATTGACTACTAGAAGACCAGTCGAACATATCTTATCTAACTTTGTAGTTTACGTTAATAAAGAATTCTTTAATGATTCTATAACTACCATGGACAATGCCATGAAGCAACGTATTAAAGCTACAACAGTTACAAATAACAATTCAGGTATAGATCCATTCGAACGATAAAATATCCCCATAGGAGTTAAACTCCTATGGGGGTTTATTTTTTTTAGTTATAGTAAGTTAGAGTGTAGTCGAATTCAATATTCTTACCTGCACCAGAGCAATATACGATAACTAATGTATTAGTTTTCTTAACCCAAACTTCACCTAGACCACCGTTAGGATTTACTGTTGGAGTGATTGCTACAGCAAAGGAAGTATTACCAAATTCATGTCTAATGATTGTACCATCTGTACCATTGAAGATACCTGTACCAACTAAGAATGCAGACATATCTTTCTTAAGAGAAAGTTGTTCACGTTCTTGGTCAGTAATAAATCTATTGTTAGGATCTTGTGCAATGATAGATGGAGGTAAAGTAGCTGGCAATCTATAAGCATTAGCTCCTTCTTCAATGGAGTCTAATTTAGCTTTATCTTCTTTAGATAATAGACCAGCCGTTTCACTTGTTGCAGGTACACCTGTAGCTTTGTTATTCCATGCTAAGATTTGTTCATCAGTTACAAAACGATGAGTTGGGTCTTGTGCAATAACTGAAGGTTCATGTGTCTCTGGATGAACGTAATAGTTTGCATTAGTCTCAATGGTATTCATTTTAATCTTATCATAATGACTCATGATGCCATCAAGAGTTTCTGTTGCAATATTACGACTAGCTTTATTAGACCAGTCAGCTCTTTCTTTATCAGTGATAAAGCGATGCTCTTCATCTTGTTTAACAAGCATTGGATCAATATGATCTGGCATACTAAAGTTAGTTGCACCAGCTTCAATAGAGTCCAATTTATATTTATCTTCTTTAGATAATAGACCATTGTACTGATAAGTAGCGATTCTGTCTTCTGCTTTAGCATTCCAGAATGTCTTTTCTCTATCAGTTACGTGTCTAATACTAGATGTATCAGGATGAACGTAATGGTTAGCATTAGGTTCAATAGTATCAAGCTTAGCTTTATCTTCTTTAGCCATCTTACCATCTACTGCTACAGTAGCTAATGGAATAGAGTTAGCAGAGATAGGAATCCAATCATTACCATCATAACGATAAGTAATATTGTCTTCATTACAAGTTACAGTCCAACCCTTTTGAGGAGATGGATATTTAGACATAATTTCTACGAAAGTCTCTACAGATTCTTTCCAGATATTATCATACTCTAATTGAGAGAACTTATTATCAATCTCTTCTTTAGTATATTTATTATTCCAGCTAAGACGATCACCTGCAGATACGTGCATTTGTTTATCAGCAATATGACGACTAGCTACAGAGAATGCAATATTTACTTTTTGTTGTGCACCCTCTTTGGTTTCTTTATTATCCCAAGATGCTTTATCTACTGCAGATACGTGGATACTATCATCTGCAATATGACCATCAATAGCTGTTTTAGCTTGGACAATAGTTTCTTTTTCTTTTTGAGTAACGTGGATCTTATTATTACTCAAATGATCTAATACGTTTTTATTATTAGCAACGATATTAGATAAGTTATTATAGTCAATTCCGGTACCTTTGACTTTATAGCCATCGGTACCAGAGAATGCTATTAACTCATCAATGATAGAGTCTTCATTGATATTTTTCAGACGTCGTAGTATATCTGGTTTTGCCACTACTATATCCTCCTTATTGTTTTAATGCAGAGATAGCAAGCATAGCAGAGGATGTTTGCTTAGATGCTTTAGCCATCTTTTCAAGTTTATATGCCAAGTCATGATCTTCAAATTTTTCTACATTATCATATTCAGCTACAATGAACCCCAAGAGTTCACCATCGCCATATTCAAATATACCACTGAAGATGCAGGTCTTATCTTGCTCATCAAAGAATAATTTTGAAATGATAGCATCGATTTTATTTTCATTCTTATAAACAACAAATGTATGCTTATGGAGAAGATCCACAATTAGATCATCCATTAATCCAATAGGAATATCCTTATGCTTTTTAATTAGATGATATTTAGATACACCAACTTTATCCATTTCACAAATACAGGATGCCTTTAAGAATGGAATATTATTTAGAGAGTGTGTGCCATTATGGAAGAGATAGAACTCAACTCTATCGGCATGTACTTCATCTAAAATTTCTTTTACGTTATGTTTGAGGCTATCGCTAAGTCTTAAGAATATTTCAATTATACTTTTATCTTTTTGAGATTTATCATCACCGCTACTTAGTCTAGAAATTTTATCTTCTAAACGTCTAATTCTATCATCGTCATTATCAGATGAATGATTACTATTATTATTGGCAATAGCCTTAGCTAGATAAATCATTAGCACAATAAGAAGTACAATGATGAGAAGAAAAGCGACTAGACCAAAAACAAATGGACCAAAATCATTTATTAATCTTGCCAGACCTTGAAAGATTTCATGTACTTCTGAAAGCATTTGGACTAATCACCGCCTTATAAAATAAAAAATTAAGTAACTATTCATATGTTAAAATTTACTTAGTAGCTTTATTTATAAGGTAAGCGGTACCAGTCACTGCTGCAACTCCACCAACGATTTTCAAAGTTTTGTTTTGATGTTTAACATGTTTGAGTTCTTCGTTTAATTCACGTTGCTTATCTTCCATAGATAATTGGTAAGCTGCGATTTGACGATCTGCCACTTTAGTTACATCGATAGTCAATTCATGAGCTTGATTAACTTTAACTGTACCATCTTTATCTGTAGTATGAGAAGTTGTAGTCTGCATTGGTACATCATAAGTTTGGTCATTATATTTGATTCTAGCAACTGGTGCTTGATCTTGGATATCAACATCAGCATCTTCTGGAGATTGTTTTTCTACATAACGAATTTCTGTTTGTGTATTATTAACAACCTTTTCAGTTACAGGTTTATTATGCTTAAGATCTTCCACTGCTTGTTTAACAGTACGTAATTCAGCAGCTACTTCAGCATCAGATACGCTTGCTTTAAGATCATTAATTTTTTCATAAGCATTATCTAATTGAGTTTGCATAATCTTATATGTAACAAACCCACCAAGACTAATTGCCATAATAAATAATAAGAGCCCTAAAATAATAGGTCTCTTATAGGTTTTAAAATTTTCTATTAAATTATCTTTAATACATTCTAAATTAGCTTTCATTTATTTCTCCCGTAATTAGTTAAGCGATACGTTCCCACATATTTACAGATATATATGGAGGTAAATTATTATGTGCTACCCCGCCACCTGTAGTCATTGAATCAAAATCTAACCTAATAGATGCAGACCCTGCATTTATATTTCCGCCTGTTAATGGAATTGCCCTAGTCGTAAATGTATTATATGTAGCGTTTGATGGTATGTCCCATGTTCCAGAACCTCCGTTGCTACCATTCCAGCTAGTTAAGTTTAAATTAGGCGGAGCATCTACATGTACCTTTCCTTTATCTGGTCTTGTAATCTGAACACCGTTATTATTTTCTGTAGTGCCTGTTGCATGGTAATGGTCTTGCATCATATTCCTAGTGTCTACAGGAATATTAGGATTCCAAATTCTATGAGTATGCATTGGTATTTCACTTGTAGTTAAAATATGATTCTTCTCACCACCAGTGGATCTTAATGGATAATCTGCACCAGAACTTAATAGCATAGTACCAGAGGTTATTTTTCTCCATTCACCGCCACCTAAAATAGTTGACGGATTTAATGTTGATAGAGTAATATAGATACTGCCAACAGGATATACTTTATTTAATATTTGTTTAGCTACATAGTCTTCTAATAGCTTAATAGTTACAGGGCTATTGGCATTAGCTCCAATAGTTACATCAGGCACTTTAACTACCCCAGTAAATGTAGGACTATCAGCCTTAGCATAATAAGATGGTAAGTTACCACCAAGTTTTTCTGCATTATCTACATTGATATTTAATCTTGATGGATTTTCACCAAAGATTACATGACCTTGTGAGTTAACTGTGACTCTAGTATATGCGCCAGCAATAACCCCACTATCTGGATGTCTATAGTTTGTAGCAAAGTTTGCAATATTATTTAATTTAGCTTTATCTTCAGCAGACATCAAACCAGCTATAGATTCCGTTGCAGGTTTGATGCTGCTCAAAATAGTATTCCAACGATTACGTTCTTCTGCTGTAATGTGTTTGACATCATCTTGTAAATGAGCATAAGAGATATCTATTTTTTCATTAAGAGTCTCATTAAGCTCTTTACTAGTAATCTTGTCTAGTTGTTTATCATAGCTAGTAACACTTCTATTTGAGAAGGATACCGCTAGTCTATTTGTAGTTGCCATATTATCCTCCTACTATATTGCAAAGCTCTTAACTGGACCCCAAGTATCACCTGTACCAGAGCGTAAATAGAAAGTGCCATCAATAAATAAGAACTCATATGCTAATTCATCTTCATCAGCACGGAAACCAAATATAGTAGCATATTCAGAAGTAGTTGTAACACCTTGAAGATTTAATACAGAGATCTTACGTTTACCAGTAAATTTAAAGAAGTTAGAATAATCATTTGGTTTAGTTGGTTTCTCTGTATCAAGATTCAAAGCTTTTAAGAATAAACCAACTTCTGCAAATACAGAATTCCATTTCTTAACTGGGTCATATGCACTCAAGCAATTGTTAGGACCAATCCAGAATTTCTTTTGGTCTTTCTCTGCAGGATCGTTCTCTTGTTTTACATATGGGGATTGCTTATTAAGATATTCAATATTAACAGCTTGGCTCACTTCAGCATCAGGTTTTGGTGTAGGTACTTTAGGTGCACCTAAGAATGTAGGGGATGCTAGTTTAGCATAAGAGTCAGCTGGTTCATTACCAAGACGGTCAGCATTATCTGCAGTAGTATTAATCTTAGTAGGATTTCTACCAGCAATTACATGACCTTTTTGATCTACTTCTACTTGTAAATATAACCCAGGAGTAACTGTAGAGTTAGGATGGGTATAGTTATTTGCATTGGCTTCAATACCAGCTAGTTTTATTTTTTCTTCTGGTGACATAAAGCCTTTAGTTGTATTATTTGCCAATGGTAAATCGGTTACTCTATTCCATCTATCTTTTTCTTCTTGTGTTATATGAAGAGAATTATTCTGCGTATGAGCAAGATTCTGCTTTATTGTATTTTGAAGACTTAGAGATAGTTCTTGGAAACCGATCTTATCTAGTTCATAGTTATAAGGCATATATTAACCTCCTTTATTTATATTACGTTTATGTTCAAAATGAGGCTCCAATGAGTTCTGAGACCCATTGGAGCAAATACGATTAGTCGTTAATCATAGCAAGTGCATCAGCACATTCATTTTGGAATCGATCTAATAAAGCTTCACGACTAGCAGATTGGTTCCACTCCCAAGAGGAGCATACACCAATATAAATTGCTTCAATCATTTGCTTATCGATATTATCGCCATCAACATAAGACATGGATGGATATCCAAGATAGTCAAGTGCATCTAACCACATTTCTTCAATATTACCAACGCCATATTGAATAGCACGGGAGAATACAACTTGTTTCATAACTTCATGATGGTTTTCAATATTATAACCAATATTGCGAAGAATTCTAATTGCAGGATCATAGTAATGCTCGATTACATATTGATCTTGAGCTTCTTCGAAGTCTTTTGCATTATCAGAATTAGCTAACCATTTCCATGCAGCATCAAATTCTGGACCTGTTAAAGGATGTTTAGCTAATTCAGCCCCAAACCAATAACCTCTTTCTTGTAACCAGTCTACAAATTCATCTAAAGAACCAGCATTACTGGAGAATTGGTAGGTGCCATAGGATTTCCCGCCTGGGTCACCATAACCACTAGAGATAGTACCGATACCAGCACCACCGGATTCATACTTTTCGGACAATTCACCGATTTTCATATTCTAATACCTCCTTACATTTCTTTAAGTGGCTTATGAATCTTCTTTGGTCTAGAAGACTTTTTAGCCATTTCAATAACATCGTCTGCAGCTTTACTGTTAACAGGTACAGGTACTTCTACAACCGGACGATCGACAACAGGCTGCTCAACAATGGGAGTTTTTACAATTTTTGGAGCAACTGGGAATTCCCCTTCAGGAGAGTTCTTAGAGCTGTCCACTAACCATTTGAATAAGCCAATTAAGCCGACACCACATGCGGATAAACCTTGCCAACAGCTATCAATTTCGAATTTTGTACCATATAGACCATTAGACCAGTATCCATATAGCCAAGATCCTAAAACTAAGATTGCTGCTAGTAGACCAAACCCCATGCAGATTAAAGCCATATTAGCTCTTAGAGATCTTAAAAGACTCATAAAATTAAATCCTCCTTTTAAAATAAAACACCCCAGTTAGACCTATAAAGGTGGAATCGGGGGTTATCATTATGTTAAAACATTATGATAATTGATTAAACTGAAAGGAGACAAATATGGAAGTCTTTAATCCTGTATATGATAAAATCGCATTAAATGATTTATCCCCAGAACTCCAAGCTCTAATTAGAGATTCCTCTGAAGCAGTGTCTTATAATCTAAATAGACATATGAAAGACAAATCTGCTCACATTACAGTTCTAGATAGAGAAACTTGGAATAATAAAGCGCCTAATGAATCACCTAACTTTACTGGTGTACCAACTGCACCAACTCCTACTTTAGGTGACTCTTCTAATAAAATCGCTACAACTGATTTTGTTACTAATATTCTCAAAATCTTCAAACCTGAAATTTCTATCAAAGCTAATAAGTTGACTAATAAAGTTAATATTAAACTTGGCGGTGTAGCTGATTCTACTCCAGTACAATTTGATGGTAGTGGAGACTTAGTTATTCCTGTAACTACAGTAGATACTTCTGCTCTTAGAGGCATTTTAGGCAAAGATAAATTAACTGGTAAATATGATATTTCTATTTCCGGTAATGCATCTCATGCTGACACTGCAGATAGAATTAGCGGTATTGAATTGAATGAGTTGGCTATGAAAGAATCTCCAGCTCTTCAAGGTAAACCAACTGCACCAACTGCTACATTTGGTACAGCTACTGATCAAATTGCTACAACTAAATTCGTTGATAAAGCTATTAAATCTTTAGACTTAACTGCTTTAGCTGGAGCTGGTGGAGCAACTGGTACTAGATTTAGTCCATTTAAAATTAAGATCACTGGTAAAGCTACAGCTAATGAAGTTACTGTAGATGGTACAAGTGATGTAAATCTTAATATTAGAGATCTGGCTATTGATTATAATGAGATTGCTAGAAATCTTAATATTACTACAGTTAATGGTCATACTTTAGGTAAAGACGTACCAGCTGATGCGGTATTTACTGATACAGTATACGTTCATCCTAATACACAAACTGATTTGACTGCAACTGAATATACAGCTGTTACAGTAGATCGTCAAGGTCATGTAATTGCAGCTCGCAATCCAAGTACTTTAGATGTAAATATTACTAAGAATGCTGCTACAGCTGATAGATTAAAAGAACCTCGTAGACTTAGTATTACTGGTGTAACTGCATCTAATGTATATTTCGATGGTTCTGCTGATGTAGCTTTAAATGTAACTGCAGTTCCAGCTAATATTGTAACTGAGTCTAATGATAAACAATTTGTATCTAAAGCTCAAAAAGATAAATTAGATGCAACTTTAACTGCTGCTGAAATTACTGCTAAGATCGGTGAAGCTGGTTCTGGTATGGAATGGAAAGAAGCTGTTGATACTAAATCTAAGTTATCTACTAAATACTCTGCCCCTAAGAAAGGTTGGACTGTATCTGTATTAGATGAAGGTAATACTTACCAATACAATGGCTCTTCCTGGATTGTAGTATCTAGTAGCAATATACCTAAAGCATCTACTACAGTAGATGGTAAAATGTCTAAAGAAGATAAAGCTAAATTAGATGGTATCGCAGCTGGTGCAAATAACTATGTATTACCATCTACATTACCTGCATCTATGATTACTCAAGATGATGATCATTACTTCGTAACCAAATATCAAAATAAGAAACTTCAAGACCTTTATAATAAAGGTGAATTGGATAACTTATTTGCTAAGAAAACTGATCTAACTAAGACTCAAGCATTTACTCTTGGTAATGGTTGGAAAATCGAAGCTAATGCATCTGGTGAATTAGCATTTACATTTAATGGTGTAGAAAAAGCTAAACTTGGCACTGATGGTGCATTTAAATCTGTAAGCTTAGAAGAAACAGGGGGTAACTAATGCTACCTGTAACTAGAAAAGCTCTTAGATATTTTATGAAACTTGTGACTCCAGAGTATATTGGTTGCTACTTAATGGCTCTCTTTACTCAACTACTCTGTTTAGTTACCAATCCTATCGTAGTTCTATTCTGTGATAAGTATGGTAACCTTCCTAAGATATTCAGACTATGGCAAACATACGATAACTGTCTTGATGTAGACTGGATGATCTCTGAAGGAGTAGTTCCTAAAGTGTTTAGATATGACTTTAATAAACACTATAAATATTATCCTGAATCTAAGACTAATGAAGAAATGATTCCTGGTCATGTAGTTATCTTAGATGATGACTTTACTCTTAAAGAAAGAGTACAACGTTATTTCTGTCGGGTATTATGGTTGTATAGAAACTCTGCATATGGGTTTGCATATAAACTTCTTGGTATTACTTACACTGGTATTCACCAACACGTATTAGAGAATGACCAAACTAAAGGTAAACAAATCTTTGTATCTTTCTTAGAAGATTCTTGTGGAGTTGATAGATACTTCTCTGTAAAATCTACTGAATATTGGACTTGTCCAATTATTGAGAAACGATTTAGATTTGATATCTATCTTGGATGGAAACTATCTGGTACTCAAGAATATACTAATGAAAAACGTGCAATGCTTGCTATTAGAATTAGCCCATTCTTAAGTGTAAAATAATCAAAGTGGTACATCCAATTAATTTGGATGTACCATTTATATCTATTTGGAGGCAAATATGACTAATATAATTCCTTTAATAGCAAAAAAATATAATCGCAAGGGGGATACGTCTGGTACCCTTAAATCTTTAGTAGATGACTTAGTTTTTATAGAAGATGTAGATGATTCTTTATTATTCATAACTAATATTCCTAGAGAGACTAAGTATTCTATTGAAGAAGTTTTCAATATTATATCATCTAATGATAAATACAGTGAAGTACTTAGCAATGTATTAAGCTCTCTTAATATAGATCTAGATTACCATAAATTACTATTAAATGCAATAGACTCTGAGTCTTATAAAATCATTAGCTTGATTAGTGATAATATACCAACTCCAGATTTATTCTTATCTAAGAATAACTATGGATGTCTAACTACCGCATTAGGTAAGTCATATACTATCTTTGATAAAGTACTTGGTATGGTTATTAGTCAATTACTACATACATCGTCTAAAGAAGATAAGATCCTAGGTTTATTTATGACTATCTGTATCATCAATAAAGATATAGATAAGCTGGCTTCTTTATGTACTGGCTATTTAGCTATCACTAAAGATGAAGTCTTAGTAAAGAAACTGATGAATGAGTCTGCAACTAATGCATTCCAATATATGTCAGAGGAAGATATTCATGATGTAGTTGATGATATTAACTCTCGTAGTGTATTAGCAAGATATTTATCAAGAATGTAAAATACCCCCCATAGGAGTTCAACTCCTATGGGGATACTTTTTAGATTTTAATAATAGATTTGATAAACAATATCTAAGCCTTTGGAAAGCTCAATCAATTGTTCATTTGGCATATTATATTTAGTCAATGGACGAATATCTTGATAGTATTGTTTACCATTGATTTCTTTTTTCCAAGCAGTACATAAAGAGATTGTATTAATACGTGCTTCGTTAATACCAACTGTATTGATGAACCACTCACGGCATTCCTCTTCAGTGATCTTTAAGTTGATTTCTACGAAAGTTTCAACTTCAGATTCTTTAGTGGAATTGTAAATAGTAGCATCTACTGTAGTACCATCTTCGAAACGAATCTTTTTAACTGGTTTGGATTCAAATGTTTTGAAGTAATATGCTACACGGTTACCAATGATTTTACTGCCATGATATATTTCTTTTTTAGCTTCAGTAATATCTTCAGTAATCAATGGGAAACGGAATGGAACCAAATACTCTGGTGCACACCATTTAGCATAGTTAACTTCATATACTTGAGAGTTTTCACGACCACAACCATCAGTACCAACGCAGAATAAGTAAACTTTTTCTGGTGTAGATGGTGTTTCAAATACAGAGTTTTCTAAGTTCATTTCTGTATTATAAGATGGTGTAGTATATTGTCTAGGAATATCAAAGTGTTGAGTAGCAGTGTATTCTGCTCCAGGCAAGATGATTTTATTTTCACCTTCGAATAATAAGATATCAGTACCACCAACAAAGACTTTAATGTTGGTACGGTTATGCGTTGCAGTAATATTACTACCATCAGTTGTATGGCTAAATTCTGCAATATTTAACTGTTTATCAGGCATCTTACATTTACCTCCAATTAGTTTTTATCTTCAAAATTTATTATTATGTTTTGGTTATGCATTGCTATCGTACTGAGATACGTATACATGATCTATTAATTCAAAGTTATCGATTCGTTTACCTCTAACTCTAGGTTTAATTCGATCAAAGGATTCAGACATAGCATAATGGTGTAAACGTAAAGAGTTAGTATAGATGATTAACTCTTTCTTAATAAGTTTACGTAAATCGTCAGTACGTTTAAGTACTGCATAAATGTGGATTTTATCATGGACATCTGTAGTTGGATCTAACGTAGAAATACCATGATCTTTGATGCCATATTTTTCGAAGTAGTATCTTAAGATATATACTAATTCTTTCTGAGTGATATTATCTATTTCATACTTTTTAGTAATGTAGCTGCTGAAGCCATCATAGAATAATTCAAAGTCTTCATTTCTTAACTTAGATAAGTATTTGATTGCATCAATTGGTTTAATATATTGGTTATAACGTCTATCGAAATTATAAACTGTAGTTAAACCAGCTAACTCAATCTTATAAGATTTAAAGAAATCAATAACTTTAGATACATACATCTTCAAGTAATCAATACCGATACCTGGGAGATAGTTAAACAGCTGTTTATAATCTTCAGACCCCATGAATACTTCAATGTATTTAACTGTATCCATAATGGAGTTAGTTATAGCTTTCTTACGTTGAAGATCTTCACCAATAGACTTCATACGAAGAATAGAGTTATATAGATCTATATCTTGATATCTTAGATATTCAGTATAAGTCTTAGCAACTTGGTCACCATTGACTCTAAAGAATTTATTACTAAACTTCTTGATTAGTAATGCATCATATACAGCTTTATATGCATCATAGATACGTTTATTATCTGCATAATACATGCCTTTGACAACTACATCGTAGATCTTGGTATTCTCTTCTAAGATATTCATTAAACCCTTCATAGATATGCCAGGTTTATATTTCTTAAAGTCAGCTACTTTTAAGTCCTCTAATGTATAACCATACTTACGTTCAATATCTCTACGGAGTAAATCTAAGTCTGCATCGAAATTGAATCCTTGGATATACATGATAGGAACTGTCTCTGTCTGAATTGTATCTTTCTTATTATAATATAAGTAAGATAAAGAGAATAGATAGCATAGAATAGAGGATAGCTTAAATGTCTTATCAGGTCTAATATTAGGAACTGATAATCTAATACGATCTTCAAATCTAGTATCATCAAAGAATACATTAAAGAAGTATGGAATCTTGAATGATAAGTCACTCATAGACATAACTGTATCAATGGAGATATATTTAGTTCTAGCGTAGTTAAATTCTTTCTCAAGGATTTGATTCTTAATATCCAATGGATCAAATTCATTAGTCCATAACCAATCATCTTCTGTAAATGTATCATAATCTATATACTTAGATTCATCACGGATATAGTTATCTGCAGAGTCATTTAAAGGAATCTTAACAAACTTAAGATCATAATCTTTAGTTGGGTCTTCGATAAAGATATTTTTACGTTTAGCATTTACATAGGAGAATGTAAATAGAATAGTATCACCATGCTCTAAGATTTTATTTACATCAGAGAATAAAGCTTGATCATCTACGATTTCATAATCAACGTTCTCTTCTAAGATAGTACCATCCTCACAAAGAATCTGCATTTGGTTATTATTATCAGACTCTAGGAAGTTATCATATGGGTATGGGATATCTACAACTCTCTTACCATTTCTAAAATCATATATATTATACTCAGTTCTAATATAGTTATTGAAATTATCATAGATGGAGTTATAGATGAAGATACATCTAACTTCACGACCTTTCTCTAAGTTAATAGAGTCATCTAAAGTTAGCATTGTACCAGATACTGTATATCTTGATTTATCAATGATAGTACCGCCAACAGTTACAATCATACCATTACCAGATTTCTCGTAGTTATAGAATGGATAGTTGATTGTAAATACCTTTTGGTTAGCTACACGAGCTTTAAGAGAATCTTCTGTAATATGAACTGTATAGTTATTACGTGGATCTTGGAAGAAGTATACTTTAACTACATCTTTATTATCCACATAGTCTTTAGAGTTTCTAAATGATAAGATATTACCATTCATAATGAAGTTAGATCTATCTAGGATTTCACCATTAATAGTAATTAACCATTTATTTCGTTTAGAATCATATCCCTCATATGGGAAGTTAATCTTAAATGAACTCATTATACGATTGATTTCTACTTGAGCAGAAGTTAACTTGATTCTATCTCTATTCTTAGGATAGATAAAGTGAATCTTAATCTCAGTACCAGCACGTAATACTTTAGTTTGGTCTAAGATCTTAATATTATTCTTCAAGAATGTATATTCAGAAGAGTAGATTGGTTTACCATCAAGGAATACTTCAATTGGGTATTCACTTTCTTGGTATCCTTTGAATGGCACTTCGATTTCATAGTCCTGCATACCAGGGATTTGTACTGTAGTAGTAAAGAATTTCTCTTCTAATTCTACATCAAAACCTTCGGTATATATATTATTAAATACTACACTACGATTTCTTGTTACTTTATCTTGAGGATATACAAATGAGAAGTTCTTACCATTAAGCATATATCTATCGGATGGAAGTAATACTGAACCATATAATGCAAAGAACTCACCACCATATTGTAAGTAGTTATAATATGGCTCTGGTACATCAAAGCTACTAATAGCATTATCAGTAACAGTCTTGAAATTATACTCAGTTATCTTACTCTTAATAGGATATCTTGGAGAGTAAATAAAGATTATAGATAGTAAACGTTCTGTAGTAGTCTTAGACCAATCGGTATCTTTATTGAAAGTGATCTTATTACCATTAACTGTATATCGTTTAGGGTCAATGAATGTACCACCAGTTGATAGATACATTAGACCACCCATATCAACAAAATCAGCTACAGGGTATTCGAAAGTAAAGTTCTTCTGATTATTATCAGTGATAGGGTATTGTCTAACATCAGTGATAATCTTATATCCATCTAAGTTAGAGATATCATCATTGAATTCATTATTAGAGAAGAAAATAAATTCTAATTTAGACTTCCCTCTAAGGAAGTTAGCATCTTTGAAATTAAGTTTACCATCTTTAGTGATAGTATACTTATCTTCTAATACACGTTTACCATCCACATTAACGAAAACTGCACCACCTTTATCAAGGAAGTTTTCATGTGGGAATGGAATCTTAATACCATTAGATGCAAAGTTAGTTAAAGTCTCATTAGCTACATCAACCTTTTGGTCTGTATCTAATACTTGCTTAACTTTGTAGTTGAATATATACTCACCGGTATCTTCATCTACTTTGCGGTCACGTAATAAGTAGTATTTAAAGATACGTAAGTCATCAAAGCCAAAGATAGAGCAGATGTCTACCATACATTTAGCGGTTGATTTATATTTAAGTAGCTCATGAAGTCTCCGCATCATTCTAACTTGATATATCAATGGGATTTCATCATAATATGGCACACCATGAGACATGAATATATATCTAACACAACGTTCATCAAACACATCAAGATTAATAATATGCTCTTGAACTTCAGATACTAAATCAATCATGGTTTGAATGATAATAAAGATAGTTAACCAAGCATCATAATATTTACTATCAAATCTGTGAGCTTCAGAGTAGATTGTATTAATAGCAAATGCTCTGTTTACATTGAATCTACGTTCAAACTTCTCTTTAACTACAGAATTATCAATAGATGGTAACCATAGTAATTGGAATTCAGTTGCTTTTCTAGCTTTATAGATATTAATATTGGATTTAATATACTTTAGATATGCATATTCATCTTCTGTATATCTAGCTAAGATATTATTCCAAATACCACGTTCTTCTAATTCGCTAATTGTAGCATCATCCATCTCATGTAGAGGAATTCTATAATCGATACCAATATTCTCTATTCTTAAGTCTTCAGGAACAGTTAATCCCTCATGACCTAAGTTAGGTAAACCAGTAATCATTCTGTAATAGTTATTCTCTTCTACATAGTTAGCAATAAATACCTTTGCAGCTTCATCTCTAGCTTTTTCTCTATAGTCTTCTGGAATATAGCTAGGATCTTCTACCGCTTTCTGGAAATAATTAGATGGTACACCAGCTCTAGCTAGGATATCCACCGTATAGTCATATAATCTCCAATCTGCAGTTCCTTCTACAGACTGAGTATATAAATCACCCATGAATTCTGTACGTGTAGTCTCATTCTTAACAGCTTCTGTTTCAGACTTTACAATACATTTCATGCCTAATTCTTTTACATAATAAATGAGTACGTCTACAAAAGGATATTCTGTAAACACTTTATCCATATTAGGATTTTGCATATTGTAAATTTCCTCCTTTCAGAGAGAATTTAGATTTTACTTTAATAGTATGTAACCCTAATAAGTGCTTATCCTTAACATATAGATATAGACAATTTTACAAAGGAGCATAGTAAAATGAATGAATTCCCTGATTTACAATTAAGAAAAGATCCGGTGAATCCAGTACTAAAATCTCCATACGTACCTTTTGAGTTATCATTCTATCAAACTAAATATACATTAATGGATATAGATGTTTATACAAACTTCATTAAGAACGCTGTTAGTAGATTTAGAAAATCTAGAACCTATACTCACTACAAAGGGTATCTAATGAATCTTGGTATGGATCACTGTCAATTACATAGCAATATCTATGCAGATATGGCTACAATTGAAATGCATCATAATATGCTAACTATCTTTGATATTGCAGTTATCTTAACTGAGCATACAATCAATACTATCGGATATATTACAACTTTCGACTTAGTTAACTTACTAAAGAAAGTTCATACTGAAAATAAAGTACAACTTATAATGCTATCTTTAACTGCACATCAACTATACCATAATGCAAATGGTATGTATATTCATCCAGATATGTGTTTTGGTAACTGGATGGCTTTCCTAGAAGAATACAAATATGGTATAACTATTGAGCTGGCAAACAAAATAATAAACTACGTAAATTATGCTATCTCTTTAGGTGATACCGAAACTGGTGAACTCCTAAAACTCAGAGATAAAGTCCAAGATTGGAGTGTATTGAATGAATATGGAGTTAATCGTACTGGGTATTAATTATCTTATTATCCTACTTATAATCTTCTTAGTTTATAAAGTTGCTAATAAGATTGCTAATTCCTATAAGGAAAAAAATAAAAGAGAATTAGATTTGATTCAAATGTCTATGTCTACTTCACTAGATGAAATGACACAGACTATTGATACATTTATAAATGAATCTATTCAAGAATTCACTGTTATGAATAATATTCAAGATTCTAAATATATTAATACTGAACTCGAACAAGAACTTCGTAACTTTGTTATGGAGAGTGTTAGTGGTCGTATTTCTATTAACTTGCTTAATAAGCTTAGACTCTTCTATAAAGAAGATATTATTCCTGACTTGATTGCTAAGAAGATCTTCCTAGCAGTCACCGCATATACAGCAATCAACAATAATGGTGCTACAAGTAAAAAAAATAAATAACTTTGGAGGATGGGAATATTCCCATCCTCCTTATTATTTTATTCTCCGATCTCATCTACTGTTGTTCTAAATACATCAACACCACCTTCTAATACATATGCAGATTTACCTACATATGGATCTTTAGAAGTAAAACGTCTTGCAGCATCTACTGCATTATCAAAGTTATTGCATACAGCAATAGTGTAGCCGAATTGGTCTTTTACGATAAACATTATTTGTTACCACCTTTCAATGTATTAACTACATCAACAACTGCTACAAATGTAGCAACGAAACTTGCTGCAACCCATAATTTTGGATGACGTTGCATGGAAGCTTTTACATTAGACATTTTAAATTCGTGAGTACGTTTCATGATATACCTCTTTCTGGGATCATAGTAAATCCCTAAACACTAATTATAAATACTATATCATTATATCACATTAATAATATGCAATCAAGAATACCAACTATTACAAAATGATAAAAAAAGAAAACCACTAGGAGTTAAACTCCTAGTGGATATACTTATACTTTTCCATATACTCCCCAAATAAGAGAAGATATATATCTTAGTACTTTCTCATTATAGCTAATATCTAATGATCTAACATCGACTAGATCTGAATCGATATAATAAATGTAGTTCATACTAGATACTTTAAATTTAGATTGTAAGTTGAATTCTCTATAATACTCTATATTGAGTTCGCCGTTTACATAATCACGGTAGAAGTCTCTTAGTGTATCAATAGCAAGTTGAATATTGTTTTTGGAAACCATATTCATTATCTTAAATATCAATGCAATAAAGTAGTCTTTATGAAGCTCTATATTATGTGGATCTAATCCGACTATAGCTTGCTTCATACCAAACATATCTTGTTTTGTCATTAATATGAATTCACCAACTCTAATAAAGTTATCATATTCATCTACTTTAAGATTATCGTCATCTAAGTCTATATCATTTAATACTAGATTGTAATCATTGAGGTATAAAATCTTTTCTGGTTCAATCTTATCTAAATGATAAGACCAGTCCATTTTATTCTCTGATGTATACTTATAGATAGTATCACCTATAAGTATATCAATAGATGAAAATCTCATTGTTTACTCCAATGCATTTGTATATGTATTCATATCAAATGGATACCAAATCTGTAATGGTTCAAAGTTCTTCTTAGCCTCAAGTTTATAATAAGCTGCACGTTGCAAATATGCAAGTTGAGCTCCTTGAGTTGAGAAGTCTATATCATCACGTATACTATATACATCATCCATATCATAAATGATCTGTGGATGTATACCATACGTTCTTCTAATTACATTACACATCATTTGAGTAACCATATCAGAATATTCATCATTGCTTACAATAATGAATACTTCAGAACCATTATAGAATCTAAAGATAGCTTTATAGAATTCGTAGAACTCTACTTCAGATTGATTGAATAATACTTCACTAAAGATTGTTTCAAAATCTGGACTATCTATAAGATATTGATAAGTCAGCTTAGAGATAAGCTGACTTACATAATTCCATGGATTTCTTGGATAGTCTCTTGCAGTCAATTCAGCTACAAAGATATTCTCAGGTAAAGCATCTTGTTGTTGCTTAAGATCCCACATATCTTTATAGTCACCATATTCCACCATGAGTTGTTTATCCAACTTATCTTTATCATCTGCATATAGATACGATCTATAGTATTGATAGATTGGTTCTGTACAAAATACAAACTTCATTCTAATCACCCATTAATGCAGGAGTCAAGTCAGGATCTTCAGACTTAACAGCTATAATATTTTGGAATGCTTTATCTTGTAACTCTACAGGTACTTCATCATCTAGCTTGATATTCTTACTTAATAGATAGGAGTTAACTGTATTTCTATCAAATGAAGTATTAGCCATATATCTTACATAGCTTTGCTCATTGATATATCCATATTGGAATAAGTTAGTTACAGCATATCCGATACTGAATACAGATGGAATGAATGATACCATACTTGGACCACTATATGTCATCTGTAATTGTAATGATGCGGCAAATACACTCATAAGAACGTCCATGAATGGAATACTATCTTTACTCCATTCTTCATCTGTAGTGTATACTACTACATTCTTATTATGCATAGCTGCACCCACAAGGAAGATATTCATAATAATATCTACTTGGTTTAGATAAGACATGTAAGCTTCTTTGAATGCATCTTCACCATAATCTACATAGACTGATACTACATTGAAAGGTGGAAGCAATACTGGAAGCTTAACTACATTTGGATTCTGTAATAGAACTGCCGGTGCATGTTCAGTTACAATAACCACTCTCGTTCCTGGATCAACACTAGCTTGTGCAGCTAGTGTTGGATCATTTGTGAACGTAATTCCATTCATAGAATCACCTCTTAGTAACGATCACTTGTGGACATACGACGACGGCGAACTTTAGGCTGTTCTTCTTCGTCATCTTCTTCAAATTCAGATTCGATGTCCAACTTAATATTTAGAATGATTGTAGCAGCATTAGCTAATTCATCACCCAATGCTTCACGGAAGTCACCAACACGAACTTCATTATCTTTCTTGATGTCGCTATCAATGTAAGCATAGAATACATCTGGAAGAAGATCTTCAATACGCATTACTTTAGAATCATCAAGATCTTTCAAGATTCGTGTGAATTGTTTATCCAACTCTAAGATCTCATTATAGCTATAAGCATCTTCAGTACCTACAACGGATTCAATATCTGCTGCAGCTTCACCAATAAATTCACCTAAAGTTTTAATTTGATCAATTGTCAATAACATATCTTCTTTCTCCTTTACGGGTTTCTCTTCTAATTTAATGTCACCATCAGTATCAATTCCTACAGGCTCAGATGCCTTGCTTTCAATGTGAATAGGATTCATCTTAATCACATTTTGAGGATTTTTCATGTCCTCAGATAACTTCTCCAGAGCCTTATTATGCATAGTATTTTCTAAGTCACGAGCAGGTCTTTCTGGTTTAGGTGCGAAGTATTTATTGATACGTGGAGGAGCTGGATTAATTGCTGGAACTTCAATAACCAATTCAGGCTTCAATTCTTCTTTATGAAATTCTTCAGCTTTCTTTTTCTTAAACTCTTCGGTTTCTCTATGCATATCTTCATAATACTTACGAATTTTTTCTTCATTGACAATAGACTTAGCTTCTAGTTTAGCTAAGTTTTCTTTCATCTTATCAATCTCTTCAAGATCTAGTTTAGAAGTGATGTCTAACTTATTATCGACAGAATCATTTACTTTAACTTCATCAGTGTAAACACCATGATCGTTATCCCAATATAATTCTCCGTTTTTGAAAATTTGGATCTTCATAGTCATGTCTATTTCCCTCTTTCTTGTAAATAAAGCGATCTTCTTACGACCATCTTTAAATTCAGAAGCCATATGAATACCGCCACATTTAAGACATATAATATTGTTGAACCCAGCATCATAATCTAATTCCCCTCGACATTGCTCAGTTGTATCTAGATTCAATGTATGAGTACAATATAAAATCTTTGGGTCCAGAATATACATGTCTGCATAGTCAAGTAATACTGGACCAAATCCTTTTCTTAAACCCCAGTTTTTAAATGCTTTAGTACCAAAGTCATCTATGATAAATCTACCAACAATAGTTTCCATTATCCTATAAATATCTTCACGTACTGACCACATTTGATAGAGGTTCTCTATTGGTACTACTCGTTCGAATATACCAACGTTACCATCTTGACTAATATCAAAACACTTAGCCACAAATGGTTTTAGATACTTCTGGTTTACGATCTCATCTGGATTGTTTTTAGAGCCAGCCTTATCTAATGCTATCTTAATACAGAATGTAGCATTATCATCAAGTGGCTCATAAACAACACGGTTTGTACCACAACCAGATCTCTTAAACCCTTTTGGTTTAATGATAGCATCTAGCTTCTGGAACTTCTTCTTGAAGGCTTTATCCTTGCGATCAAAGATGATCTTCTTAATCAATGCTAATTCATCATCGTTAAAGAAGTCATACACACAAGGACCTTCAATAGATTCGAATAACTCCTCCAATGTAGTGAATGTATTCATACTTTGGTAGATATCCGCATCATGATATAACCTACTATTGATTTTGGAGTTATCTAAGTTGCCAGTCAAATCATCAATTATTGTTGACTGCAGTTGCATCCCATGTACCTCCTAATTCAGGAGCAAAGTATTGTTTAAGTCTAGCTGCTCTATCCATAGCTTTACCGTATACTTCCTTCTGAATATCTTTCAATGGTCTATCATCATAAGTTTCAGTTTCTGGATCTTTAATTCTAGCACCTTCAGGGAATGGTTTATTAGTTGCTTCCATCTGCTCTAAGATAGAGTTATCAAAAGCTACTCTACGTCTATTGTAGTTATATCCCATTTCATCAGGTAAAGATAATCCAAGAATGCCATTATTCATAGCGTCAGCAAAAGCTGCATTATCATCTAACTCATTAAGTAAGTCACTAGTTCTACTGATTCGAGTTTTATGAGCATAGTTTTCAATAGCATCATTGAATTGACCATGATCATAGAATCCGCTTAAATCTCTAGGACGTACATGAGTTAAAGAATAGTTATAGGCTGGCATTGCTTCAGAGTATGTATCAAACATATTCATCAAGCCTTTATGCTCACCTGGTTGACGACGTTCATTAATCTCTTGAAGTTTAGCAGTAAATGGAGATCTCATGCTATAAACACGGATCGTTCCATTAGGACCTACTGCACCTCTACGAGCTTGCATATAAAGAATTTGTTGTTCAGACATTGGAACTACATTTGCAGCTCTAGCATTTCTAGCTAACGTTTCAGCTCGCTTAGTATATGCTTCAAACTCTTCTGGAGTCAAGTCATTAACATCTTTATCTGCTACTGGGTCATAAGCATTACCACCCATTTGAGGACTTGTACGTTTAACAAAACTATTCCATGTACCATCTGTTTGATAGTATGGATTATAATTCAAGTCATGCATCATACCAAATGGATCGCTATCAACAACTTCATTAGCATCTTCGACTGTATATCCTAAATGGTTAAAGCAATCTCTGATCATACTATTAACCATAAACATTTGCTCAGTGTATTCATCACGACGTTGTTTAGCTTCAGCATTAATCTCCATTTGAGACTTAATTCTATTCATTTCGTCCCATATACGAGCATGCTCAGGATTTAATGGACGACCTGTACGATCTACCCATTCTTTGACTTTACTATCAAAGTAACAACCATTTGCTTGAAGTTCTTCAGCTGTAATGAATGTAACCATATTAGGATTATTCTTTACAGATTGCTCATACTTATAATGCTCATACTTGAGCTTATTAGTATTATACTTTTGAACTTGATAGTTGTATTCAAGGATTTGTTGTTCATATCTATAGAAGTCATCCATTGGATGGTTAGGTATGTTTTGTTGAAGTTCTTGAATACGGTTATTAATATTATTGATTTCTCTTTCCCAGCTAGCTCTTACTTGAGGTTGCATATAAGTCCATTGGGAGCAAAGAATCGTATTACGTTGGTCAATAAGAGCACGGATTTCATTATAGATGGTTTGTTTGTTTTCTTCAAACCAAGCACCTTTAATGTATTCATTATACTCGTTAGTATATTTAACCATCGCATTATAAGTAGCCAATCTTTCTTCGTAAGGAATAGATTGGTCTTGCATTTCCGCAGAGATATCTCTTGGTGGTTGCAAGTTAGTTAGGTCATAAATTCTTTTAGGAACTTCTATCAAAGGAATTGTACAACCGAAAGGTACGTTCAATGCATCTAAGTTATACTGACCATTTGGAAGCATTGGAGGTAATCCAATAGCTGCTTGCATTTGATATTGATCAGCCATATATGTATTTTGTACCATTTGATTCAATTCTTCATCAGTTGTTGTATCTATTTCAGGATCAGCTTGTTTAGATACACCAACCATGAAGTTTTCTAAGTCAGGAATATTAAGACCTTCTTGCTCTTTAAGCTGTTCCATATAAGCAAGATGTCTTCCTGCACCAGAAGATAGAACTGCTGTCCCAGGAGGGAATTGTCTAAACATTCCTTCAGTAGGATCTAGTCCCATACTAAGCATCTTTTCTTCATACAATTCTAGATTGTAGTCTAATTGATACTCAGGGTGTGTTTTCAAGAACTCATGGATTTCATTCTCATCAGTAGCTTCATTCCATGGAACTGGTCTAATGTGTACACCACACACGATATTATTTAAACGATTGATATACTCATTCCGTAAGGATAAAGTCTGAGCCATGAACTCATTACGAATTCTGCTTTCAGATGCTTTAATCTTACCACGGATAATATCCATCGCCTCTGGATTATTAAGGTCGGATAAGCTGAATCCGACTACTTGACCAGAGCTGTCTGTCTTAATCATCTAAATCCTCCCATACCATTCATCATATCTTGAATAGGATTGCCTGTGTAGATTGGTTGTCCTACACGACTTCTAACCATATTATCATACTCTACTTTAAATTGTGGACAGTGACGATATAATACATCAATCTCTCCAGCATCTGCTACATCTGTTGCACCAGTCTTAGTATGATGGACGTATACTACACCATTTGGATCAATGTAGTATCTTAAGCTACTAGTGAAGTCTTGATGATGTTCAGGAGCTATAACTTCCTTAATTGGATTAGGAGCATCTCCATTTACATAACGACCAAAGATTCCACTATAAGGTTTTGGTTTTGGTTTACGAATCTTATTATCAGCTACTGGGTCATATGGTTTCTCTTCAGGTTTACCAGTTCCAGTATGCTTAGCAATAAGATTACCAAAGTACCCATTATTAGATTTATGATCATGGTTACAACCACAACCACATTGATGGTGATGTTTCTCAGCCATCATTTGCTCATGAGCTGGTTCAATATCTTCTTTAAAGATCTTCATAGCTCGTTCTTGAATGATTGCAGCTTTCTCTTCGATATAAGCTGCTACTCGTTCATATTCCCATTTGTGAAGCTCTACTTCAGTTTCAGCACTAATAGGTAGGGCTAAGCCACCACTTGTTAAGATAAAAGGTTTTTCGTTTGCGTCATAGATAACGCCAGGGTTTAGTTTCAACATAATTTTTTCTCCTCTGTTTAAATCTATCTCTTCGTAAAATGTGTTAGTTGATAATGTGATTTCGGAACCTCCAAAACTATCATACTCTTCTTTTGAAATTTGCTCCACTTCGACGCAATGGGGTACGCCGAATTCATCTACGAAATTAATGATATCCATATGGGTACCTCCTTTTTAAATCGAAATATGTAGATCACCATAATAATATATGGTCATATAAAAAATTAACGATAGCATATTCCTCCCTAGGATTACTATGATCCTAGGGAGGTAATTATTACATGCTTCTAATATATTCACATAGGTTATTCTTAAATGATACGCTATCTTTAGCAATATCTGTGCCAGTAGATTTTAAGATATCATAATATGCCTCTTCGATATCTAATAATGTAGAGGAATATTGTGAGTTATTAGCTTTAATCAAGTGATCATTAGCTAACTCTTGTTGTAAACGATATTTACTAAATGCTTTGAGTCTATTAAGATCACGTTTGAATTCTTCTTGTACTTCAGCATATGCATCTGGGTGAGATTCTGCTAAGTTTTCAGAGAAATCAGGTTCTTCTGGCTGACAAGTTTCCATATTATCAGCTTCTGTACCTAAATCTACGATATCACCTTCGATAGTTTCATATACATTATTACTAGGCACTTCAAGTTGCTCTTCAATAGCTTTAACTAATTCTTCATCAGTCATTTCAGTACCTTCGGCTAGTGTAGGTAGAACTTTAAAACCTGGATGAGTTTTTAATGTATTATCTCCATTTGGAACTTTATATTCATCATCTACAGGTTCAAAAGCTCTTGCTTCTAGATTAAACGGACTAATTTTATTATTACTAGTATCAATTTCTTCAGAATGATTAATATACACATCTAATCCATTAGCGATTCCTTCTGGAAGAATAGTTAAATCATAGAAACCAGCTTGGTATAATTGAACTACTTCTTCTTCAGTAATACCTGTAGGTTTAAGATTCTTAAAGATATCTAATACACGATGATCATTACCTTCACCAGCTGCAGCTAAAAGAACAGTTGGGTCAAATAATAAGCTTGCTTTATATCGTGTAGGTTCTTCATTGTCATGAATAGTAATATCTTTAACAGAAGAAATTGGTACAAAGATACGATTAACTGCTTCAGTACCAAATGTATCAAATGCAATATACTTAGTACCTTTAGCAACGGAGAAACAATCTTCGATATCCATTACTTTATCTTGGTTTGTATCTAGAGTATATGTATTATTGATAAGATTAGTAGATGCTTTACTATCTGTGAATCCTTCCATTTCAGCATATTCTGCTAGGCTATAAGACAATGCAAAGTATTCAATATTCTCAGCTGGGATGATATGAATATTTTCATTCTCATCAAAGTAGTTGAAGAATCCTTTTGCTTCTAGCATAGGACTATCAGCGCTAATGTAACCTTCAATCTCGTGGTTACGTTTAGAGTTTCTTGTTTTTACAAATAATAAGATTTTACGCTTTTCCATTATATTCTCTCCTATAGTTTATTTCTAACTATCTTAAAATAGATGGGATAAATTAATCTCTCATCAAAGAATGCTGGTGTATATTTACCTTCATCGGGTTTATAAGTTACACCGTGTTGCATTCTAATCAACGACGCTCTAGTAGATTCATCTATATAATTATTCCACTTCTGGATATACGGAATTAAATCAACTAGATGATCTGGTACTAGTCTAAAGTTTCTAGCTAAACAAGTATATGCATTGTTTAAACTATAAACTGAATTGATATTTACATGACCTTTACAATGTAGAATATTAATCCGATGGATTTCTGGATCAAATTTATTAATTATAAGATCCACTATGGATTTGATAATAGTCTGATTGGCTACTACACCACCAGCTCCAGTATACATTGTACCATTCTCATCCATATGAGTTATCCAATTATATATCCATTCTTTTAATCCCATAACTGAAATATTGCTATCAGAATAGATATTGAATTCGGTATACTCATCTTTATATTCAGCTGCTAATTTGATAGCTAAATATAGTCCAGTCATTTCACCATAGTTGTTTGTATTACCTTCAATAATACAATGATATTCTTTATCTCGTCTATCGTTGATTACTGATATAGCTCCAGCACATACTCTATTACCTTTAGTTTTATCTACTTTACCTAATACAGATGCATCTGAAAAGATATCAAGTACTTTCATAAGTTTCACCTCCTTTATTAATACTTTGTAACGATCAAAATAAAAAGTAAATACCCATAGGAGTTAATCTCCTATGGGTATATTTCGTCTTTATTTAGATACTAATTCAATGCCTTTATTGATAATATTTTTAAGCATGTTTGTTGCGTGACCAACATTTACAAGCCCAGATTCAGGATTTGTTTCTGCTGCTTCTTTTAAGCTAGTTAGGCGTTTTCTGTCGATTAAGACTGCAAACTTAGCGTCATCTGGAATCAAGTTATCTGTCTTGATATTTCCAATAGCAGTCAAAGGATCCGTTTCCAAAGCCGATTCCATATATCGAGCTAGGTCGTAGGCATCTACCACTAGAACTTTAGAACCATCTTCCTTCGCAGCTTCAAAAACTGGAACAGCCGCAACTGGGAATTCAGGAGCCGCTTGAAGTGTGTTAACTTGTTCTAGAATATCATGTAGATCATGACTCATTTCTTGTAATGCATTGGAATCAGTATTTTCTAATTTGTAATTCTCTGATAATTCTTTTAATACATCAAATTTCATTTTTTTACCTCATTAGATAATAATTCCAATTAGATCAGATTTGTACTCTGGAATAGACTAATCATCTATTGCTGTATACAAATCTTTGTGATCTATAAATTATCTATATGTTGGAATTATTATACTTAAATAAAAACTATAAAGAATTATATAACTCTTGCTTACGTTCATTGAGCATTTGGATAATCTTCTGTTTATCTGGAAGATCATACGCACCACTGTCGTCAACATACGTAAACCGTTGTTCAAATAAATGCTTAGCTCTATCACTAGTATACAATGCAGATGCATCTTCAATGTCTTTGAGGAGATCTAATTGATCTAGTGTAAAGAATTGTTTATACATATTTACAAATTCTTTGTAGTCACCGAATACATGAGTACATGGTACGAATAAGTAATTTGCATGAACTAACTCATGAGCTGTTTCAGATAGTGGGATTAATCCCACAAATCCATTGTAATGATTCCACATTACTTCTTTAGCAATAGATTCTTCATCAATTGGTTCTCCAAGAGTTTGTCTCTTACGGAAGATAATTGTGCAGATATCATATAGAGTAATTGGATCATGATGTACATGGATCTTAATCTTAGGATTTGGAACGTTAGATACGTTTCTATAAAACGCACAACTGTTCATATTAAATGAGTTACGTAGATATTGGATATACTGTTGATATTCAAATGACCCACGTACTGATTTCTCTAACTCTGAAAGAAATTTCTTAAAGTCTTTTTGGTCAGCTAAGTTCCAGTCATTTAAATCATATGGAGGAATATTAGTAAGTTTAATAACCTCTGGTTCACTGGAACTAGATTGTACCATACTTAAAGAGTAAGGATTTCTCATGATAACCTCCTTTCAATAAGGGTTATCATAATGTTAATTTTCAGGTTGTGGAATGAATTGCGATAAGTCTTCGAAAGTACATCCATCTTCTGTATCATATACGTCTAATGAAATACCTTCAACACCATCAATCTCTTCTTCAGAGTTATTATATTCAGTTATCTTTTGACATACAGTTTCAAGATCGCAATCTTTAGGTATTCCTAAGATAGGACCTAATACTTCATTGACTTCGATTAATGAATCATAGTATCTATCAATACATTCATCATCTTTGTAGATGCTTAAAGCATATCTAGTAGTGTAGAAGTTTCCATCGACATCTGTATTTACATAAACACAGTTTCCTGGCTCTTCACATGTACCAACTACATCGATATTTGGATAGATGGATTGTACCCATTCTTTAAATCGATCTATAGCTGGACACCATGCACTTTCTATTTGAATATCGTAAGTATAAACGTCCATTGAATCAATGTAGTCTATTTGATCAGATAACCAGTTAAAGTTATCTCTACCATCAAAGTTAAACTTCTTAGTGCCATATGTATCAGTGATAGTATGTGTAATTGGATTACAGTATGCATCACCTGATTCAAATAAGTATGATAGATTTGTTAATAAGAACTCTAAGTTTAATAAATCCTGATCTGTATTTGGAGTTATAAGTGTCATATAGTTATATGCATAGTTTGCCATATTAGTGACCTCCTAAGAAGAAACTAAGATAGTTCTTATCAGACATCATTATATAAATTCGATTCTCTATCTTATTCAATTCATAATAATCATGGAGAACTTCATTCTTATCGGAAAGTCTATCGATATTATTAATCTTATTAATAATCTCAGGAGTAACTAATGGAGATATCATTTCTAATAACTCATAATAGTTACAGATTTCGCAGTCGATATTGTACGCACTCTTAACTATAGCTGCAATGTAATGCTTAGGACCTAAGAAACGAGAGTATGTATTGCTTTCATAAATAACTAAATCATCTTTAGTCATAATACGGAAGTCAAATTGTACATCTATTACTCCAGCTTCTTGTAGTTCATTCTCAAAGTCAAATAAGTTTTCCTTATATTCAGGTAAACAAATTACGATATGAGAATAATACTCTTCAGTCTTATCATCTTTTCTAGTATTATGATCATAATACTCAATAATATCTTCATGGGTTTCACCAAAGGTTTCTAACCATGAATCTAATGATTCTCTATTCTTTGAATGAAATGCTAATGTGTAGTAAAACTTATCAGTGTCATATATATTCAATCCAGGGACTTTTTTCATTTTACTTATTCTCCTCTTTAATATTAGCTAACAATATTTTCGTTTCAATAATATTAAGTAGTTTAGATACCTCAACTGTATCGGCAAATGTATTACCGGCTACATCACTTTCTAGTGTATTCAAATCAATTCTAATATAACCATTACTAAATACAACACTAATCTCTTCGGAAGAAATATACAACGAAATGTGTTGCATATCTAAGTGTCTATTAGTATCGAAAGATAATGGTTCTGCTTTCAATCTAAATCTTGTACAAGTTTCATCTTTAAGAGAGTTTACAATCGTTCCAATGAACTTACAGTCTTTATCAGTTTTCATCTTCATCACCTCCTTCTTCATCTAAGAAAATAATCTCATCTATTTCTCTATCAAAGTCATCTTGAACTTCTTCATCAGTCTTCTTTCTAGTATATGAAAGATTATCTATATCTTCTTCAGTGAAAATATTCAATAAAATTTCATTTCTAAAGAATGAACTAAAATTATCGTTCTCAGACTCCTCTAAACAGGTAAAGATACGATCTAGTGTAATCGTAAATTCGATGTTTACAGCACTACCCTGTGGAAGTATACTGCTACGTACTGATTCAGGGCATGTATTAGCATAATTAATTACATTATATATCGCAATGGATTCATTAACCGTAGCGGAACGTCCCTCAAAGGAAGCAACGAAATTGTCGTTGTTTACAAATCCATGTGGTCTTTCCGTGCAATGATTAACGTAAAGATATTCCGCATATGGAGCAATGTATCCTAAGAAGTAATACGGAATCTCAGTTAAATTCATTTTAATCAATGTGTATGGTCTAAAGTCAACTTCTTTACCAACTAATCTATTTATTTCATATGCATAATGATCAAAGTCATTTGGTAAGTCGATTACACCACATTCTAACTTAAGCTTTCTATCTTCATATCCAGCATAAGTCTTAATAATATTAAACAATGCATTCGATACATTAGTCTTATCCTCACGAGGATTTGTTATCGTATCTAAATTCATAGCATCGCTTATTTGTGCAAAGAATGTATTTACAATATCGGAGTTTCTATTCTCCATTCGCATATTATACAAGTCTTTATAAGTTGTCATGAAGATATGTGTACTATTATCGTATCTACCATACTTCATTAAGTCTAAGATATTTACTTTATCTTCATCAAAGCTAAGATAAAAGATGATATTAATATTCTCTAAGTGTGAATCAAAATAATTACAATACAAGAGTATTACATTAATTCCACTCTTAATAACTTCAATCTTTTCTTCTTTGATTTCTTCACGAGTAAAGTAAGTTCTAATTCTATCGATTAACTTCATTATCCATTCTCCATTTATCTAAATGATATCTAAAGTTAGTCTCGAATTCTAATCTAACTTCATTAAAGATTTCCTCTTGTGTGCGGAATTCTTTATCAGTCTTATCTAACCGAATTTCTTTTACGCAATAATTCTTATTAATGAATAAGTGTTTAAATAATTCATTCACTAATTCTAAATACTTAAAGTTTCCTTCATTAATATCATTATCGGAA